AACGCGGCAATGCTTGCGCTTCATTACAAAAAAATTGCCGGAATAAAGCAAATTGATATTGACGCGGCGGCGGCAACAAAAGCGGCCGAAATAAAAGCGCGCGAAGAAGAATTAAAAGGAATTACCGAAGGAATCGCACAAGCGGAAGCAGCGCTTGAAAAAATAAAAATGGTCAATGACTTGTTGAACGAAATCGGAACGGCAAGAATCAACAAAATAAACGAAGAACGCGACGAAGACCTGGCAAATCTTGACGCCAAGCAAAAAGCGGAATTAAGCGCGGTCGGATTGACCGCCGATCAAAAGACCGCAATTGAAGAAAAGTTTGCAAAGCAAAAATACGACGTTCAACTTGCTGCGTTCAACCAAGAAGATAAAATCAATCGCGCAAAATTCAACCGCGACAAAGCGATAAAGCTTGCCGAAGTTGGAATCAACACCGCATCGGCTATCGTGAAAGGAATCGCGGAATTTGGGCCGCCGCCTTCGCCGGCCGGTATTGCTGCAATTTTATCCGCCGGAATTATCGGAACAACGCAAGCGCTCGCAATTACGAATCAAAAATACCAGGGCGGAACTGCGCCGACAATGCCGAGTTTTTCAACCGGTGGCGGACTTGCCGGATCAAGCGCGTCTTCGTTCACATCAACGCCAACAACACAAACGTCCACGACTGGATTGACGGACGGCCAATCGATTACCGCACCGGTTCAAGTTTTTGTTTTGGAAAATGACATTTCATCTACTCAAAACAAGGTGGCCGTTCAAGAATCAAAGTCAAGTTTTTGATCCAGGTTGAACCGACCGAATTAATGAACGCGTCGCCAGTTGAAAAGCAACCATAATCGCGAAGGAATTGTTCGGCTTTTGGAATATCGCAGTTCGAAAGTTTTAGATTCGTTCCGGCGCGCAATTCTTTTGGTTGATTGACATTCAAATATATTGACTTGATGAAATGGTTGTCTTCTTTCCAATTCATTTGATCAAAAGTTTTAATTAATTTTTTCGAATCCATAAGAACCGGCGAATGTGTTTCAAAGTTTTTAATTGGATGTCCGAAATATTCCAAGAATTCAATTGTGTTTTTCGCAGCAATTTGATAATGTGTTGGATGATCCGGATTGATTGTCAAATCGCCGTTGAAAATTGGAACATCGGCGCGAAGCTTCGCAGTCACAAAAAAATCGTCATTCATATAAATAAACTTTCCGCCGATTGTATTCGCAAAAGTCAAGATTCGATTTGTCACGTCAACACCGCGAATGTTGTTGTATTGTTTGCAAGGAATATTTTCGGCACCTGGAACAATGTCGCCAATTGTGAAAACTTTTGCTTTGGGAAAAGACATTCGAATCCAACGGATTGATTGAATCATTTCAAAATCCGATGTTCGTTTTTTATAAGGAAAGACAAAATTCATCGAACAAAAATACATATTAAATATGAAGAAAGAAATTCCAATTTACGAAATCTTTATCGACCTTGATGACGATCAAACAACGGTGTCTTTCAATTCGCTTGTTTCAATGCCGGCGCATGAAAAGAACTTCATGACTTTTTCGAAACAACAACGCTTTGAATTCAACGACGAAGAACAAGTGATCACCGGAATCGCCATTTCAGCCGATACGCCGATTTATAGATTCGACGAAGAATCGAAAGAAGAATATTATGTCGTATTCACAAAGCAATCAATTAAAGATATTATTTTTGATTACGCAAGGAAAGATAATTTCAACAATGTCAATTTGGAACACAATCCGAATCGAATCGTCAAGTCAATCTTCATGATTCATTCTTATCAAATCGACGCAGCAAAAGGATTCACCGCACCGGAAAGATTCAAGGACGCAAACGACGGATCGTGGATTGTATCTTATAAGGTGACCGACAAAGATTTATTTCAACAAGCAAAAGAAGGAATGTTCAACGGATTTTCCATTGAAGGAGTTTTCAATTTGATTGACACAAAAGAAGAACAAGAAATGTCGGCCATTTACAACGAACTTTTGCAATTCTATTTGTTAGATATTAAAAAAAAAAAAGATTTAATTAAATTTTACAACGATTATCCGGACGCGGTCGCAAATAATGCCAGGCGCGGAATTGAATTGAACGAAAAGAACGGAAACAAATGCGCAACCAGAATCGGAAGATTGCGAGCGACGACCTTGTCAAAAAAAGGAAATGTTTCGGTTGATGTGATCAAAAGAATGTATTCGTATTTGTCACGTGCCGAAGTTTATTATAATGAATCCGATTCAAGCGCTTGCGGAACAATATCGTTTCTTTTGTGGGGTGGTAAAGCCGGCCTTCGTTGGTCGGAATCTAAATTAAAAGAATTAAAAATTATCAAATAAATGGCTGATTATAAAAATGTATTAAAATCATTTCAAAATTACTTTTCAAAAAAAGCAATGTCAAGAAATGCAAGTCAAAAAAATGATTTCTTGTCAATTGAAATTAATAAATTGTACGCTAAAATTGAAGCGAACGATTTAATCATTGAAGAAAACCAAACAACGCAAAGGGACATTGATTCTTTGAACAAAGATGCGGAAACAATCTTAATGGATCGGTCAATAACTGCGATTAAAAGAAACAAAATGAATCAATATATTCGAAAAATTTCGAACAGATAAACATAATATAGATAAAACAAAAACACCATGAACAAAAATTTTAAGAAAGTTCTTGACCTTATTGCCGAAATGAAACAATCATTTGCAATGGCGTCAATGAAATTTGAACAAGCGACGTTACTTGACGGAACAATTGTTGAATTCGAAATCTTTGAAGTTGGTCAACCGCTTTTCGTAGTAACGGAAACGGAAACAATACCGGCACCGGAAGGAACACACGCTTTGAGCGGTGACCTTGAAGGCGTTTCGGTTGTTGTTGATGCCAACGGAATAATCGTTGAAATAATTGACGAAAGAGCAACCGAAGAAGTTCCAGTTGTCGAAGAGGTTGTTGCCGAAGCTATGTCAACCGCAAAAGTTGAAAGCATTATCAACGCAAAATTAGAATCATTCGCAACAAGCATCGAAGCGGTTGCCGAAATGATGAAAATTATTGCCGACCAAAACAACAATTTGTCGAAAGAAGTTGCGACATTGAAAGGTGATTTCGAATCCTTCAAGTCCGCACCAATTAACACGACATCCGAAGGCGAAAAATTCGCAAAAGTTGGCAACTTGACAGCCAAACAATTATGGTTAAAAAATAATAAAAATAAATAAAATGTCACTAAAAAAATACATCAAAAATTCATTCGATTACGATGTGTCCGGCTTATCGCCATACACCGACGAAACACGCGAAGAATTAATAGTTAGATCGGTTACCGAAGCGGAAACTTTAACTTACATCGCAATCCAACAAGGAATAAAAGGAACGGAAGCGTTGAATTTAATGGACGATTCAATCGTTTATCAAACGGCGGATTGCACAATGACGCCAAGCGGCGACACGGTATTCACTCAACGTGACATCACCGTTCAAACTATTGGCTATATGAAATCATTTTGTCAAAAAGACCTTGCTGGATTTTGGGCGCAAATAGCGCTTGCACCTGGCGCAATGGCCGAAGACAAAACGTTACCTTTCGAAGCACAAATCATTGACTATTTATTAAAGCTTCATGCAAGAGAATTAGACAAATTGATTTGGAATGGTAACATCGCGACTGGTTCTGGAAACCTTGCGTTTATGAACGGATTCCGTCAATTCTTAACAACTGCGAACGGTTGTGTGAACTTGAACACATCGGCTTATTCTTCAATCACTGCGTCAAACGCTTACGATATATTTTACGAAGCATTTACCAACACACCAACAAATGTTGCGGAAGGCGAAGAATTCATTTGTTTCACTGGTCGTGAATCATTCAACTTTTTATTAAAGAATTTAGTTGACTTGAATCTTTACCATTTTGCACCAGGGGAATTCGCAACAATGAACGAACTACTTTTACCAGGTTCAAACATGCGAGTTGTTAAGGTGAACGGATTGAACGGAACTGATAATATCTACACCGGTCGTTCTTCACATTTCATCTTCGGAACTGATTTATCAAGTGACTTCGAATCTTACGATCTTTGGTATTCTTTCGACGACGATTTAATCTACCTTCGTTCTAAGTTTAGAGCGGGCGTTCAAGTTCCATTCTTGAATCAAATCGGAGTTTGGAACGGTACATCTTCACCGAGCTAATTAAATAAATTAAATAATCACGACGGCCGGTCAACCGGCCTTCATTAAACTAAAAAAAATATGTCTTGTGAAATGACTTCCGGCTACAATGACCGGACATGTACTAACGGAAAAGGTGGCATTAAAAGCGTTTTGTTGTTCCCATTGGGAAACATTGCGACTTCGAATATCACGTTAAACGAGGTGACAACATTGACGGTGACTGGCGAAACTTTTCTTTACAAATTAAAGTCGAATCTTTCTTCGTACACCGCGCCAATAAAAGTTGATAAGAACAACGGAACTTTGTTTTATGAGCAATCTTTGTCAATGATCCTGGCGTCCGACAACAAAGAATTAAGAAGTGAAATTCACTTATTAGCACAAAACGAAGTTGTTTGTTTGGTTGAAAATGCGGACGGTTCAATTGTTGCGCTTGGATTTGGGGAAGGTCTTCAAATCGCGGATGCGAACGAATACACGTCTGGCGTTCTTAAAGGCGATCGACGCGGTCACACGCTCGTTCTTAACGGAATGGAAAACGAAGAAGTTCCGGACGTTGATCCGGCAATCTACGCAACATTGTTGACACAACAATCGCCGTCAGTTTAATCCTTTACTAATTAAAATTAAACTAAGGGAAAGGAAAAATTATTTCTTTCCCTTTTTTTTTGTAATTTTAGCGCTATGAAAATAAAAAAAGAATACATCGGAACAAAATGTTGGTCAAAATTATTGTCAAAATGGTTGATAATTGACGAAACGAAAGGCGATTTTTATATGAAAGTCGGCATTTTTTACATTTACGAAACTACCGAACCAAAATTAATAAAGTATGTTGATAATACAAAGAAACGGAACAACGCCATTAATAGTGACGGTGACGGAATTGACAACGATTCCGAATCCAAGTTATCTATTTGAGTTTGTCCACGAACAAAGCTTCAAGGAATATCACTGCGTTTTGAATAACATTTCAACCGCAACACCGCGCTTTGATGAATTTGTTTTGATTGACGGCGTTGATGTGACTTTCGATTATAACGGTTACTATATTTATAACATTTACGAACAACAATCGCCAGGGAATCTCGATCCGGCAAATTCCGTTTCACTTGTTGAAACCGGACGCGCCGAAGTCATCGAAATAGATTCACCGTCACATGAATACGATTCACCGATTTATTTTAATATATTTGAATAATGAATAACGACAAAATAAAAATGACTTCGCTTTCCTTCCGGAAAGAATTTGTAAAACCGGACGAAGAAAAAGACCGGTCACTTGGATTCGTCAAATGGGGAAAGAAAAACGATTATCCGTATTTTTTAATTGACCTTTTCAACGGATCGGCTTGGCATCAAGGAATTGTCAAGACGAAAACCTTTTACATTGCCGGAAATGGACTTGAAGTTGTGACCGGTGACATGCAAGCTTTCATTGAAAACCAATATTCGCCTTTCGACATGAACGAAATCGCCGAACAACTGGCATTTGACTTCGAATTATTTGGCGGTTTTGCGGCCAAAGGTACTTGGAATCGCGAAGGAACAAGGGTTGCGAAATGGGAATACTTGGACGTTGATGCGATTCGAATGACCGAAGACGAAAGAATGTATTTTTTATCGGACGATTGGGCAGCATTGAATCAATCGGCTGAAAAAACTAATCTTCGAATGTTTCCGGCGCTTGATGAAAACAATCCAGTCGGTTCTTTCATAATGTACTACAAAGAACCGGCCAAACGATCAAGGAAAGAAAAAGGAATTTATCCGAAACCAACTTACAACGGCGGATTGACTGCGATTCAAACGGATTGCGACATCGCTAAATTCCACATGTACGAACTGCAAAACGGATTCAAGTCCGGAACGCTTATCAACATGCCGTCCGGTTTTCCAGAATCAACCGAAGAACTTCACCGAATCACCGAATCAATCAAGGGACGAACGCAATCGGTCGAAGATGCCGGCGAAATCATTATAACTTTTTCCGACGGCAAGGACTTAGCGCCAACGGTTCAACAATTAAATGGAAACGACCTGGATCGACGATACGAAGTCACCGCGCGTTCGGTTCAACAAAACATCTTGGTTGCGCATTCCGTAACTGCGCCAACATTATTCGGAGTTATGCAAGAAGGATCGTTCAACGCTGCGGAATCCGGGGACTTGTTTCAAATTTTCAAAACAACTTATGTTTCTTCGCGTCAAAAACGAATTGAATGGATGTTGAACTACATGGCGAAACTTGGTGGCTATATTGGAACGGTTAAACTTGTTGATGTATTGCCGTTAATTTTAACACCAACGGCCGAAGTCATTGCGCCGGTTGCACCGATTGAATTCACAAATGATGAAATTTCAGTATTCGAACAATTCGGCGAAAATAAAGACAATTACATTGTTTTGTCATCGCATCCAATCGCCTGGGACACATCAAGCGAAGAAGTTTTCGCGCGACAAGACATGATGTTTGAAACCATTGGCGAAATCAAAATTCAAATTAAAGATTTTGACAAGAACGTTTTGAATTTATTAAAACAAGGCGAAGACGCAACGTCAATCGCAAAAGCTTTGAATTCAAATATTGAAGCGGTTGCAACATCAATTAATCAATTATCAACCTGGGAACTTTACCAAAAAGGAAACACAACAAATCTTGGTGATTCTTTGTTGAAAGATTTGGAAATTGAAATTGCTGAATTTGAGGTTCGATATACTTATCAAACAAGAAATGACGTTCCGCCAGTTCAAACCGAATCGCGCGAATTTTGTACGAAATTACTTTCATTGAATCGAAGTTACACGCGACAAGATATTGATTCGATTTCAACGCGAGTAAGTCGAAATGTTTGGAATTATCGTGGCGGTTGGTACACCAATCCGGACACCCAAAAGACAACGCCTTGGTGTCGTCACGAATGGGTTCAACAATTAGTCATCAAACAAAAATAAAATTATGAATTATCTTTTATCCGTTGACAATCTTAAAAAACTTGGATTGATTCATTCCAACACCGACACGAAAATTCTTGCGGTGGCTATCAAAAGAAGTCAAGACATCCAGTTGCAACCGGCATTGTCGACACCTTTGTTCAAGGCCTTATTGTTGCGCGTTCAAAACAATACTTGGACGCAAGATTATCTTGATTTGATGAATGATTTTGTCGTTCCTTGTTTGGTTGCGTTCGTGGACTATCGATGCGCGTTACTATTAAATGAAAAATTGACCAACAAATCGGTCGGACGTGTTCAAGATGAAAACATACAACCGAACACCGATAGCGAAACAAGCGCTTTGCGCGACCAATTAAGAAAAGACGCGTATTTCTATAAGGAAAGATTAATCGTTCATCTAATCGTCGATAATGGCGTCAAATATCCGGAATACATCGAAACAAATTCAAGTCCTGGACATTGCGCCGAAGACATGCGAAAGGATCGAAGCGGATATACACCAATTAATTTTATTATATGAAGTTTAAGGCGTCGAAAAAACAAATTGAACAACTAAAAAAATTTTTGAAACAACATGGAAAGAACGTTGAACCAACTAAAAAAGGAATTCGAAATCATTGCGACGCAGCACCGGCAAATAAATGATTTCTTTTTCGGCGATTTCCTTGATGCCGTATCACGCGACGCGGTAAATTATCCGATAATGATTATAACTTTGCAACCAGGATCAATCGGCGACAATTTTGTCAATGTCAATTGCATTATTTCAATTGCGGACAAATACAACATTCAAGAATATCGCCAGATTGACGAAATACATTCGGATTGTTTATCAATTTGCAAGGACATTCACGTCACTTTCAAACAATGGCGATTCGAAGATTTCCTTGATGTCGAAGGAACAATCGCGACGACGCCATTTATCAACCGATCGCACGACGTTACGGCCGGTTGGACGATGAACATGTCCGTCAACATTTACGACGAAGAAAATTGGTGTCAAATTCCTTACGATAATTATGATTTTGAGAACAATTAAACATAATATACTATGAAAAAGCATTTAAGATCATTGTCCGTCATGTTTTTTGTTTCCGCTTATTTGACGGCAATCGCAATGTATTTTGAAGGCGCGTTATTTTTGAAGCTTGGCGGCGTCGCGCTTGGTTTGTTTTTGACGCATCAATTGGCGCAACAATTTGACAATCGATGAAATTACAATTAACAATCTTACTGGCTTCAATTCAAAAATCAATCTTTCAATTGGCTGCAATAACCGCCGCGTTTTTTTTACAAATTTCCGGAATATTATTTTTAATTGGTTTTGCAATCTTTGTCGATACCTTAACTGGAATTTGGAAGTCAAGAAAATTAAAGATTCCAATCACATCGCGAAAATTATCGGCCGTTATTTCAAAACTATTTTTATACGAAATCGCAGTTATTGGATTTTACTTAATTGATTATTTTATTCTTAATGATATTATCATGAAATTCTTTTCCGTTCCTTTAATGTTGACGAAAATTCTTTCATTGGTTCTTGTTTCAATCGAAGTCATTTCCATTAATGAGAATTATAAGGCGGTCAAAGGAATCGACATTTGGCAATCAATGAAAAATTTATTCGCCAGGGCAAAAGAAATTAAAAACGACATAAATGAACTTAGACATAACAAAGATAGTTCAACACCGTCTATCTAACGATCAATATCTTCAAGACGTTCACGAAAAGAAACAAATCTATCTTCACCATACGGCCGGCGGTGGCAATCCGGTAGCGGTTGCAAAATACTTTCAACAAAAAGAAGGTAAAGTCGCGACGGCATTCGTTATCGGTGAAAAGGGAACAATCGTTCAATTGTTTTCATCAAAGCACTGGGCTTATCACCTTGGATTGAAGCCGGAAGTTTTCGCCGAAATGGGCGTCACTTATCGAAGCTTGGACAAGATTTCCATTGGAATTGAAATTTGCAATTATGGGCCGCTAAAAAAGCAAAACGGATATTTTGTGAACTATGTTGGCGGACGAGTTGACCGCAGCCAAGTCACCGAATTAAACGGCAAATATAAAGGTCACATATTTTGGCAACGATACACCGACGAACAAATCGAATCAACGCGACAATTGCTCGTTTATCTTTGCGATACTTACGGAATTTCAAAGGAATACAACGATTCAATTTTTGACATCGACAAGCGCGCTTTGCGAAGTGAAAACGGAATCTTCACACACAATTCGGTTCGTCACGACAAGTCCGACATTTATCCTTGTCCGCGAATGATTGAAATGCTGAAAAACTTATGAAAAAACTAATCACATTTTTAAGCGTTTTAACGATGTTTGCTTGTTCAAGTGAACGCTTAGCGCAATACCATTATAAAAAGGCGCTTAAACACGGCTTGAAGATTGTTCAAGATAGTGACACGATTCAAATTGCAACCATTGATTCGATTGCTTACTATGTCGGCGATACGATACGATACGAAAAGATACTTAAACGCGTCGATTCGGTTGTGTTTTTTAGAAATGTTTACCTTCCGAAAACGAAATGGCAAACCAGGATCGAATATCGCTACAAAACGCAACTTGTCAAACAAGACGTTTTGAAATACAAATATATTTATAAAGATTCAAAAGAAAAGCGAAAAGAAATTCAACAAGAAAAACGCAAAACGAATTGGAGTTTATTTTTATGGGGATTTTTAGCCGGATTCGCGACATTTTTAATTTTGCGAATCGTTGATAAATTTATAAAAATAGTTTGACAAGACCAAGATTAAGTTTGGACGAAGCGGAAGTTTTGGAAAAATACCGTGCGATAAAACGCGAATCGGAACAATTCGGCCTTGACGAAAAGAACGTCAAACACGGTTGGATCAAGAATAAAACCGCATCATTATTTTTTAAGAATCCAAATTTTAAGACCGAAGATCAACAAGGATTCGAAAAGATGAAACAAGAAATCATTGATTCGATTTCGAACCACATTCCGAAATACATTCCAATTGAACGCGAAGAAATAATTGAAGGTCATCTTTTAATTGTTGATCCGGCCGACATCCACATCGGCAAATTATGCGAAGCTTTCGAAACTGGCGAAGATTACAATTGCCAGGTGGCCGTAAAAAGAGTTCGCGAAGGTGTTCAAGGAATAATCAACAAGGCAAAAGGATTCAAGATCGACAAGATTCTTTTTATCGGTGGCAACGACATTTTGCACATTGACACGCCGAACCGGACAACAACCGCCGGAACACCCCAGGACACCGACGGCATGTGGTATTCAAATTTTTTAACCGCGAAAAAACTTTACGTTGAAATTCTTGAAATGCTTTTACCGATTGCCGATGTTCATTTCACTTTCAATCCGTCGAATCATGATTACATGTCTGGGTTCTTTTTGGCGGACGTTATTCAAACCTGGTTCAAAGATTCAAAGAACATCACTTTCGATTGTTCGATTGCGCATCGCAAAGGTTTTTTGTATGGAAAGAATCTAATCGGAACGACACATGGCGACGGCGCAAAGCAACAAGACCTTCCATTGTTAATGGCTGCGGAATTTCCGATTGAATGGTCAAAATCAAAGCATCGATATATTTATACGCATCACATTCACCATAAATCTTCGCGCGATTACATCGGAATCACCGTTGAATCATTGCGTTCGCCGTCCGGTTCGGATTCCTGGCATCACAAAAAAGGTTATTTATCAATCAAGGCGGTCGAAGGATTCCTTCATCACAAAGAATTCGGCCAGGTCGCACGATTGACGCATATATTTTGATTAATATATTAGCCAATTAACCGCCATTCGTCACGTTTTGGCTAATATAAGTGACATTTTTTTCCAACAATAACCTTATTTATCATGTCCAAATTTTTGCGTTTTCTATACATGATCGCGTTTTGTGTTCATTCCTTATTTAGAATCATTCTAAATTTGTTGATTTATTAAAAATAATGTTGATAAAGTTTTGCAGTTATAAAATAACGCCGTAGATTTGAAAAATAATTTATAAACTAAACAATATGACAAACCAAGAAAAAGATTACAAATTAAAATTTAACGGCGCAAATGTACTGGAATCATTTGAAAAATTAATAAGAGAAAAGAACGCTAAAAAATTTATTAATACATTAAGCAAAAAATTTAACGAAGCTCAAACAAGCAATTTAATAAACTTGCTTTCTAATTACGAAAAATTTCTTAAACTAAACGACTAAACAAATGAAAACGCAAAATTATTTAATAACTTATAAAACTGAACAAATGAAAGATTTCATTGCAACGCTTGACTTTTTAGAAAAGCAACAAGAAGAAAATTCCTTGACAACTTATCAACTACATTTGATTATTCAAACAATGGCGACATTTATCCAGGACAAAGATTTGAAAGAAATCGAAAACGCGTTTAACATTTTCAAAAACTAAATTATGAACATCGAAGAATTAGAATGGATTGATCAAAACAATCTTTCCTTATATTATGAAATTGACAAGATTGAATTTTGTCTTTTTTTCACCTGGGAATTTGCCAGTCACAATCAAGAAACGCAAGAAACAAGAATTGAAGTTTACGCCGACGATTGCGAGCAATGGATCAACGGAATTTGTCATCCGTATTTTCCGAGCAGCGAAGAAATGCGCGAAGTAAAATCGGCCATTGAAGATGTTGTTCTTGAAGATGTGAATAATTATGGATTGGATGAATGGTTGGAAAGTCGAGAACTTGACGAAGAATATTTTAATCAATACTAAAAATAAAAAAATGAAAGTTACAAAACAACAATGGATTGATGCAACCGCCAATTTGAAGAAAAGGCGCGCATCTTGGAAAAATCACGATGACAACATCAAATTGGAAAAACCGATTCGGAATTATGGCGACCATTTGAATAAATGCGGTTACGGAAATTCGATTCTTGATGTTGGTTGCGGATCGCAAACGCTTCGAAAATTCATTCCAAAAGAAATTGATTATACTGGCATCGACGCGTTTCCGGTTGAAAATACCGATTCAATTTTGATGAACATTGAAGAATCAACATTCGAACCAAAATCATTTGACACAATTTGCGCGTTCGCCGTTTTGGACAACTGTTTTGATTTTGACCAAGCTTGTCAAAAAATGAAAGAAATCGCCAGGATCAACATTGTAATTTTAACCGGAATCAACATTGAAGTTGACCAATATCACACGTTTAATTTACAACTTGAAGATTTTAATAGAAATTTTAACGACATGAATTTAACACATTTCGAAGAAATATCACCAAAAGTTTATTTACTAAATTATAACCACAAATGAAACAACCAATTAAACAACAAGAAAACCAATTCACACAAACAACCTTTTCATTAAAACGAAAAAT